CCCCTGCCGATGGAGGGATGGTCAAGCTTAACATGACCATGAACTACAATTTCATTCCCGACAGGGTGACGGGGCTGTATGAAAAATTTAATGGCATGGACGGGGACGCCATTGTGGACAGTATGGTACAGAACTCCATCATCGCCTACATAAAAGAAGTCACGCCTCAATTTTCTGTTATGGATATATACAGCACAAAACGCTCAGAGGTGAGCAAGGCAATCACAGAATACCTGAATGAGAAGCTGGAACCAGAATACGGAATCAACGTTGCTTCAGCTCTTATCATTGATGTGCAGTTAGATGATGCACTGAAAGAAAAGGTCCAGGCAAAGGAACAGGCAAAGCAGGATGCTGAAAAAGCAGAGCTGGATAAGCAGACCGCGATAGCGCAGGCTGAGACAGATAAGGTGAGAGCAGAATCAGCCGCCGCAGTAGAAATTGAAAAAGCCCGTGGCGAAGCAGAAGCGAACAGACTTAAATCAGAAAGTATTACACCAGAATTGATACAGATGATGGAGATGGAGGCCCGTAAGGAACACGGCTGGGTTACTGTCCAGGGGGCAGATACTGTAGTCAAAGAGGAGTAGTATACGGGGCTTGTCCCCGTGATAGGTCCTCAAAGAACAGGTACAAGTATCACTGCATACTATAACCATTGAGGAGGTGGTTTCTTGGCATTAATAAAAACAATTAAATATGGTTCCGGAGAGATTCGGATACACGATGATTACTCAAAAGACAAAACAGCCGAAGAGACGCAGCATATTGTTGATGAGGTATCAAGGCTGGTAATGGATTTTTACAGAAGAGAAGCCGCCGGATAAGGCGGGAGAGGAGGGACAAGCCCATGCACTACACTACAATAAAAGACGCCGCGATCTGCACCGCCCTTGCCGCATTGACCGGGTGGTGGCAGCCACGGGACGCACCGCAGGCAGTTATGTGCTACATAGTTATATTTATCCTGCTGGTGGTCGCTTTTGAGACAGCCAGGGATTGCAGAAGAAGGAGGATGAAAAATAATGAATAGTCTAATCTTAGAATGTGTTGAAGCAATTGAGGAAGATATGGATGACGGATATCTGGTAGACGAAGACAGCCGCCTGAAATTTGCCCTTAGATATTTGGCGAACGATGAAGAAATCAGCGAGCTGTACGAGCTTATAAAAACTGGAAAAGCCCCTGGAGCCGGCAAGCAATCAGGGACTTGAAAATATCAATTCATCTTCATTATAGGATGAGAACGGAGGAAAGTCAATGGATGGGAAAGATATTTTACAAAAATATAGACCGGTTATCCAAGAGATGATGCGGGATGTTGCGGAAAACTCCATACCGTATATAACAGTAACAGCGTGCCCAGATTACTGCATAGCGCTTTCTGATGGCGCGGAATTAACTATCGTGAATGGCAACGAGAAGATTAAGGGGGCCAGGAAATAATGTATTACGAAGGTATCGGCCCTGAGCAGGGCACAATTGTAAATGATGAAGACGCCTATGCATATGCGCTTGAACGGTGTTTGTCCGGTACAGAAGAGGACAAGCAGGATTTTAAGGAGATGTTAGTGGAATGGTTTTATTCAGGAAACTGGGCAAGGAGGGAAGAAGAATATGCTGAAGTCATATGAAGAGATGAGGAAGATAGATGTCCGCCCTTACTGTGAAGAGAGGGAAGGAAAACTTTACCTGAACTGGGCTAAGTGCGTAGAACTCTTACATGAGAATGGTGCGGAGAAAGCATACTTTGTTCCGATACCTGACCCGAAAACGGGGAGCAGTCTACGAATGACAGACGTTGTGTTTACCGATAAAAGCAACAATACAAATAGGTGTTACGAAACTCTCATTGAGGTTGTTATAGATGATAATGTGTACCGGATGCAGTCACCAGTCATGAACGGATCTAACCCGGTAAAGGATAATTCAATGTCACAGCAGCGTGTCTGGAACAGTATGTGTCGCTCATTTGTAAAATGCGTAGCGATACATACGGGCCTGGGATTCAATCTGTGGCTGAAGGAGGAATTTAATAAGTTTGAGAACGCGATCCCCACAACGGACAGCGACAAAGCCACAGATGCACAGATAAAACAGATAAAACTTTTAGGAGACATCCATCCAAACTTGAAGCTGGATGCCTGGCTGGAACGCAATCATGTAACCTGGGAAACGCTGACCAGGGAGCAGGCAGGAAATATGATGAAAGCTATCAAGAATAAGTATGGGGATGAGTAAATGAACACGGGAGTACAAATCAGGGGATACCGGGAAGATACAAATGGTACTGACCTGATTATCCATATACCTGATAGGCGGCTGGGAGATATGCTTCAGCGCAAAAGAATAAAAGAAGCAGAATTGAGGCTTGACGATGGGCGACATATATCATCTGCCCAGCGAAAAAAGATATATGCTACAGTCCGTGATATTGCTGATTTTACGGGCTATCTCCCAGAAGAGGAAAAAGAATGGATGAAATACTTGCATATCATACGGACTGGAGGGGAATATTTTAGCCTTTCCACATGCTCTATGGATACAGCAAGAGAATTTATCAATACCATCCTGGAATATGTCATAGAACACGGTATACCACTATCAGAGCCTGGTGTTGATCGGACGGATGATATAGGTAAGTACCTGTATTACTGCCTGAAACACAAGAAATGTGCCGTATGTGGTAAGTCTGGAGAAATACATCATGTAGATGCAATCGGCATGGGCCGGAACCGCCGGAAGGTAGATGATAGCAGTTGTTGTAAGATATGTCTCTGCCGGATGCACCATACCATAGCCCATCAGCGCGGTATGAAAGCCTTTGAACAGATGTACCATGTATACGGCATTGTAATAAAAGCGGATTCGCGTTTACCAATGCAGGAAACGCTGAATGATATATCACAATTTGTAACTTTGTAAGCCATGATTTCCCCGGTTACGGCCGGGGAGAAGGGAGGGCAAATGAGCAAACAGACAGATGCCCGTGAGATTGCGCGGGGATATTTCAACCGGATCATATCCGGTCATAAAAACACGGTGAGTAGACCTGACCTGAACCTGCCGGGAAACGAATCTATTGACCGTCAGTTGAGGATTTTAGTGGAGGAGGCAAACCACAACGGAGACTGCATTATAAACGTCGGAAACGGCTATTACAGGCCCATACCGGGGGACCCGGTGGACGAATTGGAGTTTAAGGAATACACAAGTAAGGATGATTCCAGGGCAGGCAAGCTCTGGGACAAAATATACAGCATGAAGACAACGTTTAGTAACTGGAGGAAGGAGGGGCAGCATGGGGAAGAAAAGCAGAGAGAAAGGAAAACGGGGTGAACGTGAACTTGCAAAACTCCTCATAAGTTATGGCTATGATGCCAGGAGGGGGCAGCAGTATTGCGGAGCGAACGGTGATGCGGACGTGGTTGGTCTTCCTGGCCTACATATAGAGTGCAAGTGGGTGGAGAACTTAAACCTGTCAGATGCAATGGCACAGTCGGAGCGTGATGCAAAACAAGGCGAAATACCTGTGGTCATACACAAAAAGAATAGACATCCGTGGCTAACTACCATGAGTGCAGTAAATTTTGTGAATATGGTGGCGGAAACTACGCTTTTACGCTCCTTTCCAAACACCTTTGTCACTATACCCCTTTACGATTTTTTGGAGGTTTACGACGGATATATCAGTGAGGAGGGGGATACAGATGGAAGGATGGGTAAAACTACATAGGAAAACGCTTGATAATCCTATGGTCTGCAAAGATGCTGATCATCTGGCGGTATGGGTATACCTCCTCCTGAAAGCCTCGCATGGGACATGTCCAGCGATATTTAAGGGCGAGAAAATAATGCTGCAGCCTGGGCAGTTGATAACCGGCAGGCTTAAAATTGCTGCCGATTTATCTGTGAACGAAAGTAAGGTGAAAAGAATCTTAAACGCGTTCAAAACTGACCAACAGATTGACCAGCAAGCAAGTAACAAAAATAGCCTAATTACAATACTTAACTGGGAATCTTATCAGAAGATTGACCAGCACACTGACCAACAGATGACCAGCGAACGACCAACAACTGACCAGCAAGTGACCACAAACAAGAATGAAAAGAATATAGAGAATGAAAAGAAGGTAAATAATAAAACATCTAATGCGCCTGTGGCAGACGATTCCAAGTACCAGTACAAGGAAATCGTTGAGTATTTGAATATGCGTACCGGGAAATCGTTCCAGGTGGGGTCCAAGGACACGCGGAGACTGATACGAGCCAGGATTAATGATGGATTTACTTTTGATGATTTTCGTAGGGTTATTGACATCAAGTCTGCCGAATGGAAAGGGGCGGATATGGATAAGTATCTTAGGCCGGCTACGTTGTTTGGTACAAAATTTGAAGGGTATCTAAACCAGAAAGGGGGAAAGAAGATTGAAGAACCTGGAAGAAACACTGAACCGGATGAAACAGACATTGTGCGACGGGCAATTGAGCAGGGCGCCGGAGCAGAAGGATTTGAATGGTGATACCTGCCCAATCTGCCACGGGGAAGAATGGGTGTATGAGCATGACGAGCACGGAGTTGAATACGCCACCCCTTGTAAGTGCCGGGAGCAGAAGGTGATGGACAGACGGCTTCAGTTTGCAGAATTACCTGACAGCCTTAAAGAAATAAGGCTCAACACATTTAATCTGCGGAGATATACAAGGGATGAATCCAGGGAAATAGCTGCCGTGGCTTGCAAGGGAGTTAAATTCTACTTGGATAATCTGGACGCTATGATAGAGAAAGGCATGGGCCTGTACCTGTGGAGTGAAGAAAAGGGGTCCGGTAAAACGCGTATGGCTGCTAGTATTGCAAATGCACTTATGCATGAGCATGGCATACAGGTCAAGTTTGCCACATCCCTGAATATCCTGCAGGAAATCAAGAGTACCTGGGGACAGAGTGGAAATAAGCAACAGGAAGGCTATCTGCTGGATGCACTGCAGACAGTTAAGGTCCTTGTAATTGATGATTTCGGGACAGAGGAGACAAAGGACTGGATCAGGGAGAAATTCTATCAGATTCTGAACGAACGGTATCTGAATAAGCTTCCAACCATCCTGACGAGTAATTTCTCGCTCGACGGTCTGAACTATGACCGCAGGATCACAAACCGGCTGCAGGAAAACACATTTCAGATTCACTTCCCGGAAGAGAGCGTACGGGAGACAATAGCCAGAGAAAATGCAGATTACATGCTAAATAATGTAGTTGGATAGGGGATAAAGGTATGATTAATCAGAATACTGAGCAAATAAAGCTTATTGCGGAAAAATATGGGATAAACAATCAGCTAATAAAGCTGATGGAAGAATGTGGTGAACTGGTAACTGCGGCGGCAAAATATGACCCTCAGCATCGTTATACTATAGAACATATAGCGGAAGAGGCAGGAGATGTCCGCATTATGATAATGCAGATAGAATACCTCATGGGGATACAGACCACCGTGCAGGAGAGTATGAATAAAAAGATTAACAGGCAGATAAGCAGAATGAAAGAAAAAGGATTATTGAAGGAGGTATAACATGGTACACCTGATTGAAAATTATTATGCACTTACAAACAATATGGGATTTACCCTTGCCGTCGATAAAGGAAAGACGGACAAGGAAGGAAATAAAATCTACGACACCATAGGATACTGTGGGAGCTTCGAGGAGACAGTTTCTCTCCTCAGGCGTAAAGTTGTAGACCAACGTCTGCAAAATGGCTCATATGAGCTGTCAGAGGCTCTGGCAGTGATAGAAAATGTGAAAGAAGAGATAAAGGCGGCGATCACAAATGAGAGCAATCAGTGAGATGTATATGAGATCCGGAGGCACCGCAAGCCCGAGATACTGTGACGAGTGCCCTAACCTGACCAGCATCGGGAAGCATTACGACTGCAAACTATACCAGGAGGCCGGGGGTACTAAGCACTGGCAGCCGAGTTGGGTAGCATGTAAGTTCTTCGGGATGGGGCACTTGCCGGGGATGGTGGCGCCGGAAGAACCAGAACAGGAGATTGATGGGCAGTTAAGCCTATTTTGAGTAATAGGAGGCAATTAAATGTCAAAATGTGAGTTTTGTGGTAATGAGGCAACGCTGTTATGCGATATGCCAGCAAAAAAAATTGTGCACCATGCCAGAGGGCTTGGGTTTAGTACAACCGCATTAACTTGTGATAAAAAGATTTGTGTTGATTGTACGACGAGAATAAGGGGATTTGATTTTTGTCCGGTGTGTGCAGAAAATAAGGGAGGCCCGGAAAGGGATGGAGGAATAGGAATGGATAGATTAACGATTCCTGATGAAAAAATAGACGGGGGATGGAGAAGGACCGTAGTTGATGCAAGAGCGGTTAAAGAAAATGCCATGACATTATATTGGCAGCTCAAAAAGTACGAGGACACCGGTCTTGCCCCGGAGCGGATTAGAGCAATAGATTAGGCCTATGCAAACCAGGCTAAAGAGCTTATGGGGTATAAGAGAGATGAGGAGCAGGGCCTACTGTTGCGGCTGCCGTGTAAAATGGATGAGAATACTAAAGTATATGAGATATACCGATTCTGTGGGGAAGGGGCATGGGAGATAGAAGAACATTATATTAAGTTCTCGGATTTGAAAAAGATTGGAATGACTGTATTCCTCACCCACGAAGTTGCTGAAAAGGCGCTGGCAGAAATGGAGGATTAGTCTATGTGTAATGATTTTGAGTGTGTGCATGATCAGTGCGAGTATGTATAACGAAACACTATAAATGTGAATCGAAGAATTTGCCTATCACTTTTATAAGAAAAACTCCAAGTATTACTAAACCAATAACCGGCATAAATTCTGGACAAATAAACATAAACAACAAAAGTAATAGCCATAAAATACCTTCTATTAAAGCTTTCTTTGTGTATTTATCTATAAGAATCGCCTCCCTTTGGTCTATTATACTCTCATAAAGAGTGGAAATCTAGATTACTACGAAATTTATTCTTCAAAAAAAGGAGGGCCGGGTCAGCAGGCCCGGCAGTATGAAAAAGAAAAGTCTATATGAAAAAGGTTATCGCCCTTTGTTGAGTATTACTATACCGGGAAAATGTGATGAAACTGTGGTAAAAAGATAAAAGAATTGTGAAAGGAAAATAAAAATGAATGAAAATGAATTTAATAAAAGAGTAGAAAAGTTTGTGACAGCATTGAGAGACTTATATTTAGATGCAGATGAAAGAGAAGGCACTGAAATGCCAAAAATAGAACTGAAAGAGGAGAACCTTACAGATGACTTTACCGCAATGATTATAGCGGTAAATCTCTTATATACTTCGATAACCGGTGATGACGAAATGGACCTTATAGGATTTACGCATATGGTAAACCGTCTGATATTCCAATGGTATATGGAAAAACAGGAACGGGAGGTGGAAGACCATGAGCAGCCGGAATAAGGAGATGCAGGCCAGGACAGAAGGAATGGCATATGCATTAAAAATCGCCGGGCAGGGCGGCATAGAAGAATTGGAAAAAGAAATAAAATTCAGGAATCTGACAGGAATTTCCCTGAATTTGTCCAGGAAGGATTTAAATACGGCCAGTGAGAAAATTAAAGAAATGACAATGGATACCTTTACAATTCTCACAGTTGCCGTTCTTCATGATGAGTTTGGATTCGGTGAGAAACGCTGCCAGAGGTTTATTGACCGGATGAATAAGAAGGCTGAGTGCATGATTGATGATTTCTGCACCTGGGATGATTATATCCAAACAATAAAAGAAGAATTAAATCTTGAACTGCAAATACGATGGAACAAATGACGGTCTTAGAATATCTGGAATGGAGAAAGATAGATGGGAAGAAACGGATCAGGCTACCCGGACCCTACATACGATCAGGCATTACCCGCGATCAGGCGGGAGGAAAACATAAGGGCGCGGGAAAAGCGGTACGGCGTAAAACGTGGAGAAACAGTACATATAATCATAGACATTAAGGACGAGGGACGGAGGACCGTAAAGGTAAGCCGCCGGATGCAGGTTATCAATCTGTATGAGCACCACATTCTCCTCCGGCATAAAACAGGAGCCTGTGAGAGCTATCAGTATCAAGAGTTTATGCAGATGATGGACAGGAGGTAACGGATGAAAGAGATGTTGATTATACTTAAAATAGCATTTGCCCTGTACAAAGAAATAGACATGCAGGAAAAGCTTTTAAAACACAGAAACAAGATGCTTGATACATATAAAAAATATCAGAACTGTCCGTTTAAATATAATCAGACGGATAAATGGCGAGAAGATTTAAAAGCATCCCTGGTAAATGCGAGCAAAGAGATGCAAAACTGGAGGTGATGCAATGGACAAAAAGACACTGAGACAGTACAGAGCGCTATTAAAGGAGCAGATCCTGAATGACAAAGCCATAGACAAGCTATATGAACGTGCATCACAGGTCCCTACTGTTATGGGTAAGGTGGTAGGTTCCAGCCATGACTTTCCATATACTGAGGTAAGGACATCCGTTCAGATGGATGAGCCAAAGGAAGCATATGAGATTGAACGGCGGCTTAGAATCAGGAAGGAAAGACAGGAACAGATTAGGGCGGCAGTTTTGAAAATAGAGCAGTTTATTGCTGTAATTCCAGATAGTAACGCAAGACAAATCTTTGAAATGGCATATATAGAAGGGATAAAGCAACATGAAATAGCGGATGAGGTTGGTTATAGCAGGGGAAGGGTTTCGCAGATCATCGACCAGTATTTGAAAGATTAACACAATTAACCAAAATAAGTGTTATTATTACAATAGAGCCAGTGGGCGAAAGCAAACGGCTCACTCGGATGTGGACTATCCTCCTCTTGTTGTTCGGCTGCCGGGTGTCATAGCTCGGTGGCTGGTTAGCCGGTATCAGATGATACGTCCGGTATTTGGGTAGGGGCAATGTAAGGAACTTATGGTTGCCAGAGTAGTACGGGGTGGGTTGCGTGACTACTATAACGTTTGCGGTAAAATCGTTAAACCGTATGTCCCAGGTCTGGGATAGCAGCACCGTTACGGCGGTGCAATGTGTGGAGCATACCATCAATGGCAGATGGACAGGGTCGCGCCTTGGGTTCCGGTTCGATTCCGGATGTTCTGCTTCGCCGGAAGGCGATACTCCCCCAATACATTTTTGTGAAAAGTGCCCAACTTCGGTTGGGTGCTTTTTTCGTGACATTTAATAATTGATTAATGCGAACAAATGTTCTATAATGAGGATATCTTCAATGCATTAAAATGTTGTAATGTGCCACAAATTGGTGTAAAATAGTAAAAAATGTATTGGAGGATTCTACAATGGTAATTTATTTTGCCAAAATAAATTTAAATTCTAAACATATATATGACGTCTATGACAACAAATTAAAAATAAATCATATTTTAGAAGAGTTATTTAGTTGTTTAAAAGATGGTGAGGTTTATGTAAAGTCTGAATTTTCATCTAATGGCATGGAACTTATTCAAAAAGATACTACATATACAATGGGTATACAGGAAAAGAAGAATTATTGTATACGCGGGTATGTTTTTAAAAAGGCTACGCTACATGCCAAGAAATATAATGCTGAGACAAAAAGGTTAGAGATGAGAAATGTAGATAGCGATGAAGCAATCGAATTTTATTTTGATGTTTTAAACGAAACGGTTGGGTTTACGAGAGCCAATAGATTAGGGTATAAAATGTTTATCGAGGCGTTTCAAGGATTAATAGATAATGCAATAAATAAACACTGTAAAGAAAAATACAAATTTAATATAGAGTTGCTTACCGAAGGCATGAATATAGAAGAAATTGTTTATGAATTAGAACGTATTGGAAACATCCAAACACTGAATTTTAGAATACAGCCTCCTAATGCAGATTCTGAATTAATGGCGGAAATTAATCGCAATGCAGAGAATACGTTAGAAAAATTTAATGAAGCAAAGCTAGCATCCAAAAGTGTAATATTAACATCGTCAAGTACATTGGGATTAAATATTAAGTCTAGGGAAGTTCAAAATCAGTTGAAAGATGTAGCTGGTATTCATTCAAAATTGGATATGAAGACAGCAACTAAAAGAGGATATGTGGAAGTATCAGCAATAGATCAATTTGGAATAAATCATTCAACTAAGAGTTCAAAACCTATAACAAAAAGAATTACGGACATTATTGAATTTGTTGAAGCTTGCAAAGAAGTAATCAAAGCCGAAAGTGGAAAGGGCACTGATAATGTTTCAGGAGATTAAAAAATATAAAAAATGGAAAGTTTTGTATAATCTTAAAGAACCAGAAGTAAAAATAAGTATCATAATAACTCTTATTTTTTGCGCTGGGTTATACTTATGTGATTTTGAGAAAAATTTCTCGGTATTTGCACAGACAGTATGTGATATTTTGGGAATTGTATGCGGCGGCCTTCTGGGACTAATTGGATTTTCAGTTGCAGGTATTGCATTTATAACGAGTTTGTTCGATAATAAGCAAATGAAAATTATTGAAGCCACTGGACAAGAAGAAAAAATTGAAAATATTATGATGAGTTATGTGTTCTCGGCATTTATTTCTGGAATTGTATTTATATTCTTGGTATTTCAAATTATTTTTATTAAAGGTCCAACGCAGCAGATAGAGTCAGCTTTGTTTTGGGTGGTTTCAGTGGCAGATGTATATAGTATACTTTTCTGTGTGTTTTATATAATTTCTTTGTCATATAATACAATAGAACTTTATAAATTAAAAAATACATATCAGAAAGTAACTGAATTAGAAAAGTCTTTATATGAATCTGTAAATGAAGTGAGAATAGATTTTATCATCAAAGCATTAATGGAATTGTGTGATGAATCATTAGAATCAATCCATTCAAAGATGCAAATGTTTATAGAAAACTCTGAAATCAAAGATAAGAATGAAATACTTCAATATCTTAATTCGCATTATAATAAGTGATATTAGTAAACTCAAAATAGCGTCTGCTTTCAGGTAAGCTCTTTTTCATGCTTAAAAACAAACACAATTGAGATGCCATTTAAGGTATAATCTACAAGGGGCGATACTATGAAGTGGAAAATAAAATTAATGCTGCAACTACTTTCATGGATATTAATACTATGTCTGATAATTTGGATTCCGGAAACAAGTTTCATTGTATTTATCGGGATGGTTATCACTGCTATTTATAAAAGAATCAAGGATAAACCAATTTTAACATTTAAGATTAAGAAAAAGTGAGTATCAAAAACAGACGGCCTATTTAGCCGCCTGTTCTCGACAAAGTTCATCCAGTGTTACGCCCAGAGCATCGGCCAAACGTATCAGCGTTGAAACACGCCCATCTCCACGGCGTTCCAGATCTTCGATGGTTCGGAGGGGAACGCCGCTTAATTCGGAGAGCGCACGGCCGGACAGTCCTTTTTCAGTCCTTATTTGTTTGAGATTCAATCCTTGTCACCTCTTTTCTTTACAAAAGATATGATTGACAGAATGAAAAGAATTACTACGAGAACCAGGATGATACAATCAAGCAGGGACAGATTACTGAAGTCAATAAGTTTCAGGGTGATGAAGACAATCAATAATGTGGTTGTGGTTTGGTATAAATCTTTCATTTTAGTTTACAATATGGTATAATGACATTACCCACAAGGGGGAGGGGCTTTCGCCCCTCAGCGCTTACTTATCATCCAGTATATCCGAGAGCCGGTCAGCTATTTGGATTATCAACCAGATGATGGTGAGCGCTTTTATTATGTCATCCATATTGCATTCCTCCTTTCCTTTACTATAGATATAGCATACCACGTAAATACGTGGATGTCAAGGAGAAATGGAGAATTATTCTAATTAATTTAATGTCCATGAATATAATAGCGCATTGTTTTGAAAGAGTGTACAGCTTAGAGTTGGACGCCCTTTTTTATTATAAATTTATCAGATGGGAAGGTGAGGTGATGGCAGGGTATGAAAACATAAAGGATCATGGATTTGATAAGCGAACCGCGGAAGAGCGGCGGGAGCTTGCGATAAAGGCCGGTAGAGCATCGGGTGAGGCCAGGCGCCGGAAGGCGGACTTCCGTAGAGACATAAATCTGCTTTTGACAACGCTACTTCCGGATGGTGATATATCTGATCAAATGAGAGCTATGGGCCTTGAACCTACGGTAGGAATGGCAATGCATATGAAAATGGCCGTAGAGGTTTTAAAAAATGGTGATGTAAAAGCATATGAGGCCCTGGCAAAATACGCTGGACAGAGCAGCCATACGGAGGCCGACGAAAAGGAACAGGCGGCGAAGACAGAGCAAATGAAAGCCCAGGTTGATAAGCTGAATCGAGACGGACAAGATGAAGATGGAGAGGACGGGGTGGAAATAGTCAATGATGCGCCAAAAGAAGAAAATTAAGATATCAGAAATAGTCATCCCGAAGTATCTCCCTTTGTTTAATGACCGGACGCATAGGCATATCATCCTTACTTCCGGGCGTGCAGGAACAAAGTCCAGCTATGTGAGTATCGCAACAGATTTCCGGATTATGGATGAGCATAACGCATCCTGCGTTGTCCTGCGCAAGCACCATAATAAGCTGCGCAAGACGGTATATAAGGAGATGATACGCGGTATTAACCGTTTGGGAGTCAGTAAAAAACGGTTCAAAATCGGGAAATCTCCGATGGAGATAACCTACAAAAAGAATGGAAACACCATTTACTTTTCCGGATCTGACGGTGTGGATGATACAAAAGGTATCATAGATGAGGATAAGCCCATTAAGCTTGTGGTACTGGACGAGCTGACGGAGTTCTTCGATGACGGCGAGGGAGAGGAAGAACTGGCAAACATCGAGGCTACCTTCGTCCGTGGAAATCAGGGCGGGTTCCAGATGATTTATCTTTATAATCCACCCAAAAACCCGAATGCCCCCATAAACGAATGGTGTCGTAAGATGGAGGGGAGGCCGGACTGCATCCATATACACACAGATTATAGAGATGTGCCACCAGATTGGCTGGGGCCTGATCTCATTGAGTCAGCGGAGGTCATGGAGCACACAGATCCCAAGATGTATCGTTGGGTATGGCTTGGAGAGAGCATAGGTATAGACGACCTGGTCTATTACATGGTAAATGTTGAACTTCATTACTACGATGGACTCCCAGAAGATGAGAAAAAGACAATTGGTGAGATAGGAGTAGGAGTTGACTACGGCCAAAAGAACCCTACGGTATTCGAGGCATTCGGTGTCAGTTACAGCAGGCAGACGTTATGCGGATTGGACGAATGGAGTCATTGCGGGCGGGAAGAGGGCCAGAAATCCCCTTCCGAATACGCAAAAGAATTGAAAGATTTTTGTGATAGGCTGGAAAAAGAGTATGACCGGGTAGTGAGCTGGGTATTTATTGACCCTTCTGCAGCCGGCCTCATTGAGGAGGTGCGACGGATTATGCCACATATAGATGTTATCCCGGCATTCAACGATGTAAAGCTTGGGATAAGCAGAGTACAGAAATTCTTTTCTTTCCGCCGGATTTTGATTAACCAGCAAAAACAAACGTTGCTGATTAAAGAATTGGGGTTATATCAGTATGATTCCAAAAGCGTTGAAAAGGGCAAGGAAGAGGTTGTAAAGCTCAATGACCATGCCGCCGATGCCACAAGGTATCTTGTATGTGGTATGTGGGGGTTAATATCCATGTTCTTGCCGTTTACAGAACGAGAGTGAGGTGATAGCAGTGATACAGTATGAGAGCATTAAAAAGGCGCTGGGCGTCGATATAGCGGTATCGCCGGAAATGGCTGAATCCATATACCGGTGGCAGCGCATGTATCGTAATAAGCCACCCTGGATAAGCAAAGATGTCAAGGGGTTGAACCTGCCTGCAGCCATAAGCAGTGAGTTTGCGAGACTCGTCACAAATGAGGCCAGGATTGAGGTGAGTGGCAGTCCGAGGGCAGACCTGATAAATGAAATGCTCACGCCATTCAGGGGCAATCTTCGCAAATACGTGGAATTTGCAAGTGCCACTGGTGGTATTTGCTTTAAGCCATACCTTACCGGGGAGAAGGTGGCTGTAGATATCGTACGGGCCGGTAATTGTTATCCGACGGAGTTTGATTCATCCGGTACGATGACCGGAGCTATCTTCCCGGAATTTAAACGCAAGGGGAAGAAGTTATACACGCGTTTGGAATACCACAGTCTGCAGGGAGATAAATACATCGTCATCAATCGGGCATTTGTCAGCAGAAAAGCGATTGTCAAAACAGATGAGATTGTGCAGCTTGGTATGGAGATCAAGCTGGAGGATGTCGATGAATGGGAAGATATATCCCCATATGAAGAGTTCAGGAATGCGGACTGCGCATTGTTTTCTTATCTTAAAATCCCGCTTGCCAATAACGTAGATCCTGATTCCCCACTGGGGGTAGCGGTCTATTCCCGGGCGGAAAAACAGATACAGGATGCGGATGAGATGTATGGAGCAGCTCTTTGGGAGTACCGGTCAAAGGAGACTGCTATTCAGGCGTCAAACGAATACTTCAAAAAGAACCGGCAGGGAGAGGTGCTCCTCCCGAAAGGGCAGGAGCGTTTGTATTATCCTATGGGTAATGGCATTGCAGACCATACGACAGGAAAGCCTCTGTTCAATGTATACTCCCCGGAAATCAGGGATGAAAGCTTTTTTAACGGGTACAATAGGATAATCCAAAAGGTAGAATTTAACAGCGGTCTTGCTTATGGTACTTTGTCAGATCCACAGAATGTAGAAAAGACTGCTGAAGAGATAAAGAGCAGTAAGCAGCGATCATATTCTACGGTTAAGGACATCCAGAATAGCACTGAGGAGGCCATTCGGTATCTTGTAAAGGCAATTGAGGTCTGGGTTGATATGGGCGGGCTTGCCCCGCCTGGAAAAGTAGAGGTGTCCTGTGACTGGGATGACTCATTGATTGTCGATAAAAAGTATGAGCTGGAGCAACTCAGAGCTGATCTGGCTGCCGGAATCATAGGACCGGTAGAATTCCGTATGAAGCGATATGGAGAGACAGAGGACCAGGCGGTCAAAGCACTTGCAAAAATCCAATTCCCGGATGATGTACAGGAGTGATGTAGATGAGACCGGAGGAAATGGGGAGCCTGCCCCTGCAGGTGGAAAAGCTTTTCTATGGACTACAGGATAGGATCATGTCCGATGTAGTCAGACGGATTAAAAAGACAGGTGAAATAACATCCACGGCGGATTATCAGCTAAACCGCATCAAGATACTCGGAAATTCATCAGAGTTTATCGAGGATGAGTTAAAAAGACTGCTAAATGTCACGTACCCCGAGTTATTTGCCCTATATGATAAGGTGATAGACTGGGAATATGTCCGCAACAAAGACATATATGAGCAGGTAAATGGACAATTCACACCGCCAGAAGAAAACAATTGGCTGCAGGAATTGTCCTCTGCAATCGTCAGCCAGACAGAAGGCGATATCAAAAACATTACACGATCGCTGGGATTTTCCCTGGATTACGGGGATGGAAAAAAGGTTTTTACTCCGCTGTCAGAATATTACCAAAAGTATCTTGATCGGGCTTGTCTCGACATTGCGTCAGGCGCTTTTGACTATAACACAGCTTTACGCCGGGTGGTGCGTGAGATGACTTCATCAGGTATCCGTTCTGTTGATTACGCAAGTGGGTATAGTAACAGGGCACCTGTAGCGGCCAGAAGAGCCGTTATGACAGGCGTGCATAACCTCAGCAATAAAATCAACGAGCAACTTGCAAAAGAGTTGGAAACGGACGATTTCGAGGTCACAGCACATTATGGTGCCCAGCCAACACATGCAGTCTGGCAGGGCAGAGTGTACAGCCGCCGAGAACTGGAGTCTATTTGTGGTCTCGGCAGCGTGGCTGGCCTTTGCGGTGCAAACTGTAATCATTCGTACCTGCCTTTTATCAGGGGTATATCGACCAGGACCTATACAGATGAGATGCTGGAAGACATCCGCGAGGATGATGCCAGGATCAGGAGATACCGGGGTAAGGAATATGATGGGTATACCTGCCGACAGAGACAGCGTGAGATGGAGACAACTATGCGGGCGCAGCGGGAACGTATCAAGTACCTGAAAGAAGGTGGTGACCATGATGCGGTACTGGCGGCTCAAGCGAAGTATCTGCAGACTCTGCATGAGTACAAGGGGTTTTCAAAAATCATGGGGCTACAGCCACAGATGGAGCGTGTCTATATGGACGGGCTCGGGCGGATGGCAGGTGGGAGAATACCCGCGAAAGCAGTTGTAAAATCAGGTAGAAGTGGTATAATAAAGTCAGGAGCAGTAAGCGGTGCGAGAAATCCTTACGGAGATGCAGCGAATAAACATGCGGAGAAGTATTATGGCCTTGTAAGGAAAATGAAAACAGATGTGGCAAGGATAGCCAAAACAACAGGCATTCCTGAACAGGATATCCAGTCAATTAAGGATTATCTTTTTATCCAGAAACATGATTTAGGAGGAAGTGAGAAAAAGCGTTTTGATCCCGATTATATGATAGGTGAATCATGGAAACGTCTGATAGACGGTAAGCCGGAATCACACGACTTGACGTTGATTAAGCATGAGATCATGGAAAAGGATTTAATGTCTAAAGGGATGTCCCAGGATGAGGCTCACATTGCGGCGACTGCTAAGTATAACTATGATAAGGAGGCTACGTTATTTTATGGTAAAATTAAAAAATTTAAAAAAGAATAATACCACTATCGAAAGTGATATCATACCTGAGGATAGCGCTAACAGCGGGCATATCGTAGTTGACCTGGATCAGGGGACCACAATTGATTATTCACTTCCGGAAGGGTATGAATGGTGCATGAATCATGTAAACCACGCTAAAAATAAATTGATAGAACTCGCGAAAGAAGAACATTTGTCAGAACAATATTTAGTAATGTGGTACTAATACCATCAGTCAAAATGACTGGTGGTATTTTTATGCCAAATTTTAGGGGGTGTTTGATTGATTACAGTAACTATGGGCCGTACGGGGGTAGATATCAGCGGCCATGCAGGATATGATAAACACGGTCGCGATATTGTGTGTGCTGCGGTATCCGTACTTGCACATAACCTGTTCATATCTCTGGAGGCTTTAACGCCGGATAAGGTATTCGTAGAAGAGCGGCATGGATACATGAATATAATCTGGAATGACCTGTCTGATAAAGGCAGGATACTGGTAGATTCCTTTTTTCTTGGTATCTGCGATATAGAGAGGGATTATCCAGGGGTGGAAATCAAATATGGTAAATAAGCACGCGGGGACGCCCGGGTGTTTTTTATTGTCCAATACCGGTTATGACGTTTAAAAGGTCTCGGAAACTGACCGGCAAGTCATATAAACTGTACAGCCTCCGGAAGACACCGGATATAAAAACGAAGGCGGAAAGGATGAATATGGATTTAAAAGAATTACTTGGGGATGAGCTTTATGCTCAGGTGGATGCGAAACTTGCAGAAGTAAATGGTGCGGATGACAGGAAAGAGAATCCTGTTAAATTTGTGGATTTGTCGGACGGAGCATATGTCAGTAAAGAGAAATATACCGGACTGAAAACAGAAGCAGACGGATATAAGAAACAGCTCACCGAGGCAAGCGCCACCATTGAATCTTATAAGGGAATGGATATTGAGGGCATTAAAAAATCTGCGGATGAATGGAAACAGAAATATGAGACCGATACGGCGGCACTGAATCAGCAGATTGAGACCCAGAAGAGGACATTTGCGGCCGAGAAATTCCTCGATGGTCAGAAGATTAAGTCTCCCCTTGCAAAGAAAAGCATTCTCTCAGATTTCATGGCCCAGAATCTTGAGTTTAAGGATGGTACTTTCGTGGGCGCCGATGACTATATGAAAAAAATGAGAGAACAGTATCCGAATGACTTCGAAATCGAACAGAAGGAAGAGCCGCCTAAGAAAAACACCTGGGTAAGAGGAACTGCAGGTTCATTCAAACCTACAGCAGTATCTTCAGAAGAAGCATACAGAGAACAGAAGTATAGTAAAAACAAATATTACAGGAAGTAAAGGAGATATGATATATGGAATATGGTGGATATAACGTTAATGAGAAATACAGTCCAATTGTAGCCCCTAATTTTTATTTTGATGCGGTTTTTCAGCCAGGATTGACTTATAGTGACCAGTATCAGGGGGATGCGGAAGGTGCAGGTGCAGTAAAGATTTTCAAATTAGCGGCTAAGGCTGCGAAAGCGCCCAAAAGTCCGGCTTCTGATTTCGAGCACGGGAATGCAGATAATGACCTGATTCCACTGCTTTTAAATAACTTGCAGCAGGAATCTACAAAAATTTACAATGTTCAGGCAGATGCGGTTCCGTATGATATGGCGGATGCACATCTTTCCCAGTCTGTGCAGGTATGCCGTGAGGGATGGCAGATGTCCGGTCTTGCATGTCTGGTAAATGAGGGAACAGTAATGGAAGATACAGAGGCGATTACAAAAGCCAATATCGTCTCTAAGATTATTGCCGGAAGGAAATCTATTCGTAAACAGAAAGCGTCTGCGAATGTGGTACTTGCATCTGTGGAGACGTATAGTACAATGCTCGAGCAGGCAGGGGATAAGTTTACTCCAGTAATGAACGATGAGATTGTAAGGACTGGTCAGATGGGATATTGGCTGGGTATGCTGTGGGTAGAGTGTAATATGATGGATTTGGCAAATGATGCCAAATACTATGATTTTACCGGTACACTGAAGACAGTTGACCTTACCAAAGTTGATTATATTATGTATGACTGGAGAGGCCTGCATATTGTAGACCTCCTGTCTATGGCACGGCTGAAAGATTCCGAGAACTTTAATGGAACTTTAGCACAGGTGGAGATTTGCACAGGATACCGTCTTGGCGATGCTAATTATG